GCTTGAAAGACACAATGACATGCAGTGACTGCAATTTCACCAGGGGCGAGAATCTCTTGTGAAATGGGGCATATTTCTTTTTGTTGAATGGAATCACGTGCTAACGCGAGGCAGATACGTTCAGCTGGAAGGGGGATAGGTGCGGGTGGAGCAGAAGGAGGCTCGGCAGGTGGAGCAGGAGGCTCGGCAGGTGGAGCAGGAGGCTCGGCAGGTGGAGCAGACACCTCGTACGGTGATGATAGTATGAAAGGAAAGTTAGGATGATGACGAAAGAGTGTTTGTATCTCATACAGTGTATCAAAGAGATCACCTCCAAATATGCTTCTAATATGTGCAGATTCAGGGCAAGGCAAGATAGGACGAGTCGATACACCTGCAATAACGTGTCCGAGTAGAATTCCGCGTTCTTTCAAGCAATAGACAGTCTGACAGAAGAAGAAGTGACCAATACCTGTTATTTCTGTGAATCCAAATATCTCACGGCTTGCGTCAAGTTGGATCGAAAGTTCCTCTGGATTATTGAACTGTTTCGGAGTTAGCTTGTAACGTGAGATACCAATGTAGCCATCATATTCACTCTTATACATAGTAAATGAATTATTCTGATTGTTCCATAATATAAATAAATTTGGAAGAGATCCAATAAAAGGTGGCATCTGAGGGGACATGTAAAAAGGTGGGTTTCCCCTTTTTCAATTTTTTATATTTACACCTTGGTCGGCCAATTGCGCATCGTCATCTCCATCGCGTCGTAGATCGTATCGCGGTTCGTCGCGGTGACCTCGCGCGTGTTGAGAAGGATGCTAGGAAGGCCAGGAATCATAACCTGAATGCTCTGAAACGGGTCATTATCAATTACGAGGAAGTTCAGAGTGTAGCGGAGGCTCGCAATCACCTCACGAGAACAGATGCCCTTCTTATTACACGTCATATAGGTTTTTCCAGAGCTCGTCTTTGCCACCCTATCCGTATAACGGAAAGTGTAAGTGTCATCGTCCGTCTTAATGATCGCGATACGATCATCAAGCAACTGATTCTTGCTATCACGAATGATGAGAATCGTGGTCGACGGGTACTCTAGCTTGACCTCATCAACCTCCTCCTCATGCTCCTCCTCATCCTCATCCTCATGCTCCTCCTCATCCTCGATCTCATAGGAATCCTTCTGGGTCGATGCAATGTTAAGTGACTCAAACTCCTTGGTAGAGAGATTGGAGTGGAGAAACTCGCGCACCGTCAGGGTGTTAGAAGGAGCACCAGGAAACTGAGGGAAGTGGATATCAAGATCGATGTTCTGGACAATCTCGCGCACATAATCCATACGGATCTCACCATACATCCAACGGCTAGCAATCATCTCATAAAGGAACCAATACACGCCCTCCTGCTCCGTGGGAAAGTTCATATAATTGAAGAACTGGGAGAGACGAGGATTGTGACGGTTGTGCGGATCCATAGCAGCCTTGAGATTCGTGAGAACAGCCTTCAGTGGAGGCGGGATCACAGAAAGAGACGACCACTGCTCGAAGAGCGTGTTCCAGTCAAACGCAACACTGTTGAAGCTAGTAGGCCAGAGAGAGGATGACATTTTGGTAGGGACTTACACTAGCAGGCGGGCGGTGGGTCAACTTTTGCGGCCAGGTTCAAACCTTAGGGGCGGGAGTACGGGCAACATCTACCTCTACATGATCAGGACGGGTCACTTGAAGAACTTTAAGAAGATCATCTTTTGATGTAGGAGCTGTCTCTGGAACTGTTGCATTTACAATCTGACGTGTAAGAGGGGATGTGCTACGACGAGATGTATTCTGGCTTTGACGCCGCAAGAGAGAGCGCCCATGAAGATTTCCTGCAGTAGGAACTGCCGTACGATCCACGTTCTCCTCGAGTTCCCGTACACGGGCGTGGAGAGATGTAAAGAGGTTACCTGATGCAGTGTTCACACGCTTATCAATCTCAGGAATCAACGCCTCGTTTAGAACCTTCTTCTTCTGGCGCAAATGGAGTGCCGCATCCACCGCGATCTGACGAAGACGACTATCATTGTCCTGAAAGACGTGGGTGTGATCAACTCCGTGTGCAATGTCAGGCTTCTTCAGATTCTTCAGATCTTGGAACTCCCGCTCGAACGCCTTGATAACAGAATCAGGGATCGGCGGCGACTGCTCGATCAGACGATCAAGTTCTGAACGGCAAATCTTAAGAAAATCCATAGAATCAAGGCGATCACGGGGGTGGAGGGCGAGCTCCACGGCAATCTGACGCTGGAATTTGCCCCAGGCGATTCCTGAGACGCGGTGAGATTCTGATGCCTGAGCGTAACGGAAGAAATTTCCGAGAGTGGTTAAGATTCCTGTAAAAATCGAAACACCTCCAATTCCAATCTGAACATATGTTCCAAGTTGTTTATTATCGCCGACAATTCCACCCATAATGAAGTTAGCTGATCCTGTAAGAGTGGATAAGATAATGACGGGAACTGTGATAGACATATTGCTACGAGCACTAATCTTTTCACATCTGTCGTGCATCCATCGATAGCACGCTGAAATATCAGCCCAGCCGGCCATAAGTTCCTCTTGCTCCTTCGTCCACCCATTGTTAAAACGGGGCGGACGTGAGCCTGAGAGGTCTGTGGTTGCAACAGGCTTCTTAGGAGGAGATGATGACCTTGAAGGGGCAGTCGAGGCTGGAGGTGTGGCCTCCTTAGCGGACATTCTACCCGAGCCTTCAGAAAAAACAAGTCTAAAGAACACGGAAACTACTGAAAAGATGATGAGCCCTACTGTCTGGATTTTGTTTGGAGTTCGTGAAGAGAGTGGATCAACACTTCCCCATCCCTATTTTATTGGTGTTTATACAACTCTTGATGGTGCGAATGCTGCTCGCACGGCTGCTGTAAGCAATTCAACGGAGGAGCATCCTCATTCCATGTACTATGTAAAAGAGACACATATGGATCTTACCTATTCGTATGCGTGGAGCACGATGGATGATTAGTGGCCTCCACGACCTCCACGACCTCCACGACCTCCACGACCTCCACGACCTCCCTCTGGGTAGTCGCTTCGCTTACCACGGCCACCTCTGGCCGCTCGTGCCACCTTTGCCGCTTTTCCCGCCAGATACACAGCAGTTGCTTCGGTTTCCGTCAACTTCTTTGGATCAATACCTTGGGGCACTGTTACAAATTCCTTGACCTTGAGATCCGTCTTGTACATATAGAGGCCGTACGCTCCGTTTGCAAAGGTGTAGGAGCCGACACTGAGTTTTGTGGCATCAGCTGCTGCCTTTGCGCGAAGCTTAACTTCGATTGTCGCCGCTGTATCCGTAGGTGCTAGAGGTAGATTGATAGTACCCCATGTTACATAGGCGCCAAACTTTCCTGACTTGCGTAGAACAGGAGTGCCGTCAATCGTGGCCATTATGTCGCCGGCTTTCGCACGAAGCGCAACGTCAAAGGCCTCCTTTGCATCCTCAGGTGTGAGGCTCTTGAAGAGATCGACTGTGATTGTAGCAAACTGTGTTTTGGTTTTGTCTTTTGTAGCATCTTCCTGAACAAGGAAATAGCCTTTTGCGGACTTGACTGCCTTCAATCCGTTTCCAAAGTCACGTGACTTATCGGTTGGAAGAGATGCCTTATCCATTAGGCGAGCATAATCGCCCTTATAGGAGTCCCAGGTGGCGCGACACACATCTTTCCAAGGCTCGACGCCGGTAGCCACTCGATCGAGGCGCTGCTCCATATCAGCAGTGAAGTCATACGCAAAGAGATGGGAGAAGTTAGTCAAGCAGAATGTGAGAACGGATATACCAAGATCTGTTGGGACAAGTTTTTGTTTCTCTGCTCCTAAGGCAACTTGTGTACTTGTGTAAGAGGGTGGCCATGTGTTGGGTTCCACATTCATTGTTGTATTTGTGATTGTATGACCTGAAATATCTTTCTTTTCTGCATATCCCTTATCCAGAATAGTTTCAACAAGAGAGGCAAATGTGCTTGGACGACCAATCCCTTTGTGCTCGAGTTCACGAATGAGAGTGGCTTCCGTGAACCGGGGGGAGGCCTTTGAGCGTTTGGGAATTGCTTGGAGACATGTCCAGGTGAGTGCTGCTCCTTTAAGAAGTCGAGTTGCAAATGACCACGTGGCAGTGGATGTATCTTCTGTATCTTCTTCTTCATCAAGTTTCGCCGTTTCACCCAGGCGCTTCCATCCTGCGAAGTCTGTCTTGCGCCAACTCGCTGACCAGGGAAAGGGAGCTTCGTCCGCAGTGAGTGTGAGTGTGACCGTGCGGGTCTGTCCTTTCGCAGCAGCCATAACAGATTGTAGAGCGCGTTGTGAGATGAGGCTGTAGATCTTGCGATCCTGTGGTGTCCACGTTTCAGTCTGCGGAAGATCACGTATCTCAAGATGAGTGGGGCGGATGCATTCGTGGGCTTCTTGCGAAGCAACCGCGGCTTTGGATTTGGCTTTGGCAACGCCATTAACTTCAGACCCAAGATACTCGGCACCAAAGTCTGCGGTGACCTTAGCGCGTGCAGCTTGAACCGCCTCGTGCGACATTGTAGTATCATCTGTTCGCATATACGTAATATGACCTGCCTCATACAGAGCCTGTGCAATCCGCATTGTTGTCTTAGGAGTCAAATGGTAGAGAGCAGAGGCTTCCTGTTGTAAGGTGCTTGTCATAAGAGGTTTGGGAGGAGCTAGAGACCATGGCTTTTGCACCGTGTTAGTGACAATGGCGGATACATCTTGATGAACATTCTCTAGGTAGTTCATTGCGGATTCTTGATCATCAAGCTCATCGACCATTGTGGCCTTGAAGGGTGTCTTGCCAGATAAGAATGCGCCTTGTAGACCCCACGAGGTCTGTGAGGTATGGCTTTTGATTGATGTCTCACGATCATACAAGAGTCGCAAGGCAGGTGTCTGGCAACGACCGGCACTCAATCCGCGAGATACATGCTTCCACAGAACAGGAGAAATTGTGAAGCCAACCATCATATCAAGAACCGCGCGTGCTTGCTGGGCATAGACACGATTCATATCAAGACGACGCGGGTTTGCTACAGCTGTGCGAACAGCCGTTTCTGTAATTTCGTGAAAGACGGCGCGAGGAAAGGAAAGAGGATCACGTTTAAGAAGACACGCGACCGAGTAAGCAATCGCTTCTCCTTCGCGATCATCGTCTGCAGCTAAGATGATTTCTTCAGCAGCGGCTGCGGCCTCTAGGAGAGGCTTTGTTGCTCGCGCTTTTTCCTTAAGAAAGCGAAAACGGAGTTCAAAGTCTTTAGATAGACCAATCGCATCTAGATCTTCTTCGAGGGCGCGGATATGACCAAAGGTGGCAAGAACCTGATATCCAGAACCAAGAAAGCTAGCTATCTTTTTGCATTTTGCTGGAGATTCGACTACAACAAGGCGCATTGTGGGGGGCACTTCTTCTGATGAGGGAGTAGGGTCACTTTTTGGTTTGTTAAGATGAGAGACTAAGCTTAGCGACTAAGCAATAGCCTAAGGAATTTGTTAGATGAATAGATAATGCCCTCTCGCAAAGTGGTAGCTCCTCCTAAGCTATCAAATCCATTTTCTATTTTTACCGATTCAGATTCAGAAGAAGAGTGTACTCAGCCACTAGAGCCCACGCCTGTAAACGAAGTGCGTGTGGCTACGCCTCTGACTCTGCCTCTGACTCTGCCTCTGACTCTGCCTCTGCCTCTGACTCTGCCTGAACCTACGCCTACGCCTGAACCTACGCCTATGCCTCTTCGAGTGTGGAAAGTAGCACATGAGAATCGGTTTGAATCAGTCATTCTTTTCAATCGCTCCTCTGAAAACAATCAACACATATCCCCTTTTACACACCAGAAAGGAAGATGGATGAAATCACGAATTGAGTCTGAAGATGGATGGATTAGCCTTCGGCCACGTCCAGAACATGAACAAGCTGCATTGGCCGCTGCAGGGATTGATCAGAGTATTATTCCAGTTGAAGTTACAAATGAACACGCCGATGAGTACCCTCGCAGTGCATCTGAATGGGCAGAGCGTGTTCGTCAGAGTCTAGAAAAGGCAGAAGCTGCACCTCGCAAATCAGACACATCTGAGAGGCTGCGGGATATTCGTGATTCGCTTGGACGTCTAAGTTTTTTTAGGAGACCCATCGCAGAATCATAGATAAATATTTAGTATCCAAAAAGGAGGCCAGCTCGGCCACCATACACACGTAAAATATTGTATGTTTCTGCCCATACATAGACTGTATAATCAGGCACAGAGGTTGTACGTGCCGCACCGCGAGCAGCCTTGAACTCTACACTGAGTTCAAGGGTCTGGATCTTATCCAGATTCGCATGTCCCATTGGGCGACTTACACCCATGCGTTCGTGTTGAGTACCAAATGGAAGATGATAGTAATATTTATTATGCCAGGGAGTTTTAATCTGTTCTACACTCGGAAGGCCTACCCGAAATAGAGCAGGACAGTCAGTTGCATATCGTGTAAGTTTTCCTTCATATGTAAGAGAAAAGGAAGCGATTGGTTCAGAATCTGTATCAGAGAACGCAGGTGTTAGAGGAAGCCAGGTCGATGTGTTCAAGCCGGCAGCATCTGGCCACCAAGGTGCAGTGGGACCAACGCCGCTAATATCGGCAATAAACAGACCACTCAAGTCACGAGTAGCAAGAAATGGCGCATTCAAAGCATCAGCATCTGTACGATGAACTGTAAAATAGAGATCTCGAATTGGATTCGGGATTCTCATAGGAACACGAGTAGCTGCCTGATGTTTGCTTTGAACAGGCTGGATAGCGTAGTGTTGAACAACAGGGTAGGTTAAATCTCCTAGACGGATTCTGTTTGCCTCAGGCTTGTCTAGATAGACATATTCAAGAAGAAGAGAGGTATCTTGAATCTGAAGAATGGCTGGCATCTGAATACCTGGAATCTGGCTAGCCATAACCGTAGCAGTCGGATTTCCATTGAGGCCTTGAATAGGGGTACCGTTAGGATCTATGTAAAAAAAGGGTGCAGATACGGTTGGGGGATAGGTTTGCTGGCCGGCACCATTTATCGTGCGACTCGTTGACACAGTCAAGGATGCAGCAGGTGCAAAGGTGATTTGAATTTGAACTGCATCTGTCCCTATAGCATCAATGGGAAGTGCACATGCAGGATCACCGCGATTGAACCAGAAAGGAAGAGGGGTGATAACTTCCTGACCTCCAGGGGTAGAGAATCCATTTGTCATAGGTGTAAATCCTGCATCCGTGCGGCCAATCAGACGATTTACAACCGTCGTCTTTTCAAGAGGTGTATGGAATTCATCAAGAACCTCAAGAAGTCGTCCATCAAGTGCATCAATCGGAGCGGCGCCTATCAAAACCTGAGCGTGTGTAATCAATGCGTGCCCAATGCTATTTGTCCAACCAATAGTAGGACCTGCGAAGGAGAGACCACGTGTAGTACAGTAAGCGCGAGCTGCAGCTTGGATAGTACTTATATCAGGTAGCCGAGTAACCAAATAAGCGCGGGTGATCAAATGTCCTCGCCGAGGAAGTGTCGCTGTTGCGACCTGGCCAAAGCTGGGAGAGTTATCGAAGTCAACCCGATGCCATTCAGTTGTAAAACGTCCAGCGCGGATAAAGAGTTTCTTGAAAAAATGTGTAGAAGGGTTTCCACGAAGACGATCATCTTGGAGACCTGTCGATATGATTTTTAGCAGCCCTGCTGAGGCCATTCTAGTTGAGAGAGCGAGGCGGTTTATCCCTGGAACATCCGATTTGCAATACCATTTTGAAAACGGAACCAGTCAATGCCAAGTACAAAGACTTTCACTTCCCACGCTCCATAAGCAGCTGTTATATCAAGTGTAAGACGAATGTCCTGAAGGCGTGAAGCATTCACTGTTCCTGAAGGTTGATGATCACCAGGATGGGCAGAAAAAGAGTATCCGTAGATATACTTTGTATAAGATGCAGTGCCTCCTTTGTGAAGTGTTGAAATATGTTGACGGAACCAGCGCTCGTCTTGGCTTACTATATCAATCCCGTTACATTGGAGTTTAGCATGTTGTAAAAGAGATGTAAAAGGATTGAATGTGGGATCAAATTCTGAGGCGAGAGTGGCACTAAAATTCGTCCACTCACGCGCAGCGGTTGCATCCTTACGGCGAACAAACCACAGAATCTCTTCCACAGGTCCATTCGCCTCAAGAGGAAGCTGAATCTGAATTGTATCTGCAGAAGAACGAGTTGTGTACTTGAGTGGCTCATCGAAGTAGAACGTTTGCACAGTACGAGTCATCAGTTCAAACGGCGAGCGGAGAAGAGCTGTACGAAGTCCGCCATCTGTATGTGCGCCATACGTAATGAGCTTAATTCCCTTGAATTGGGGAGCTGCAACTTGGGTCTGCACTGTGATAGGCGTTTGGATAGGCCCAAGGAATGATGTGAACTGAAACTGGGTGTTGAGAGGAGAAGCGATTTGGCAAAGGCCAAGACCCGAAAGACGGCGAATACACTCTGCAAAAGGGCGAAGTGTAATATGAATTCGAACGGAGCCGTCTGCGCAAGAGGCAAGAGGGAAGGCCTCAGCGAGGCGAACACGCTGGAAGAAGAAGTTCAAAGGAATTAGGAGAGTTCCTGTCTGGGTGGGGAAGGGTTGCGATTGAGGAGGACTATAGGTCAGAGGACGGAGACCGATGCCATCGATTGCTAGGCCAAACTGTTGATTTACATCGGGAAATAAGATCGATGAAGTAAAAATAAAATCTCCATCAATTCGCTCAAGAGTCTGCTCGTTCACTTCAAATTCGGCTGATTGAATAATAGCAGTGCCGAGGCTATTCACATATGCCCAGATGGGTTGGTCGGATGCATAGGTATAGGCACCTGATTCAAGTCGTAAAAGAGTTGCATCATCAATCCAGTGTCCTAGATCAATTTGAAGGAGAGCACCGGTTAAGAGATCACCACAGTTCACTGATCCTATATCAAATGTAAAGCGTTGACCGAAAGCAGTGGGGCCTCGGAAAGGAAATTGCTGAACCGTCAGGCTCATTGGGTGAACACGGCGCGTAGGGTCAGGAAGCCACCAGGTTTTGTCAGAGGAAAGGGGTGTGTACTCAGAATCTTGAATATCTCGGGGCGAGAGATCTAAGAGTGTAACAATGTCGCCTCGAGCACCTAAGAACCCTTCTTGGCTCATCTAGTTAGCTGTTAAGACCCTAATTAAGCTGGAACATCTCGCCGCGGCCTTTTCCATCGGTCTGATACATTGCCCACCCCTCCACAATAACACGAAGTTCTGTAAAAGGTGCATTCGGCACAGCTAAATCAATGTAAAATGTAGGGCGGTCTGCAGTTGTAAAGTTCACGGAACCGTCGGGCTGCTTTGCGTCATAAGGACGACGCCCTACTGCATCTCCTAGTGTCCAGTTCATCGAAGAGAGCTGCAGAGCTGAGTCAATATCTTCTTTCGCATGACATGTGATATCCCTCCAGATAAGTGCACTCTGTTGATCTTCACGAGTGCGACCTGCGATAAGAAGGCTGACCGAGTTGTAATAGGAGGATCCATTTGAATCAATCTTCCAGAGACGATTTGCAAGAAGATCAGTTGAGCTTCGGAAGAAGAATAGGATACGGCCTGATGGATGGCGACCATCGATGCGGCGGGAAACAAAGGATGTGCCACTATTATTTACACCTTGGTAGTCAAGAGGACCTTGCGTAAAGACGGACTCAAAGATTCGTGTAAAAGGAATGGTGTGCCGCTGGGATTTGAGAAGTTCTTGAATAGGCTGACTCGTGTAAATCTGAATTGTCTCTAGCTGGAGACGAATAGGAGGGATAGCTGTGCGTGAGAGGGTTGTGAAAGGCACCGGTGCTGTGCCTTTTTGTGCAGTCTGTTGGAAATCTGTGCGTCCCCACGGAGTTGGTTTGGCGCGAGAATCGGAGGATTCAATTAAATCTTCTAGACGGCGGAGCTTGGCTTTAATGCGGTATGTCTGAGACGTGACAGCTCGATGAGGAAATCCTGGATCTGTAGGTTTCTGGCAGCCGATAAAAGGTATAGACAGACGGAGTTGTGGAGGGACGGCATTACGAGAAATAGAAAGTGGCGTGCCGTCGTGAGTAGCAGTAAGATCATTGCTGATAAATCTGTGAGCGTAGGTACCTTGGAGCTTGGTAAGTGCCCATAGAGAATCACCGCTGAATTCTTGTAAGAGGAGTGTATCTTGGTAGATTTGTATAGACTCAAAAAGAAAGAAGGCTGCGCCGTTTGTATATCCGTAAGAAACACCCGCTGTGTCGGTTGTGACGGAGCGAGCCGCTTGCGCTGCGATATTTGAAGGGAGCCATGTAGGGAGATCAATGACAAACGTTGGAGAGGTCAATACATCACCGATGAGATCAATATCAAAATCAACTGTGCGGCCAAATTCGGCAGAGGTGCGGGGTGGGATACGGCGAACTTCGGACAGCCATGGTGTTTGAGGCTTGTAGGAAGAGTCAAAGATATTCAGAGAATCGGTGGAATCTTGGAAAAAATAAGTATCTTTCTTACCTCGGGCGACGAGCTCATAGAGAGACCCCTCGGCTGAAGCAATGGTTGTGGGCGCGGCCATATTGATGATGCATTGGATAAGATAGTTAGGATTAGCACGGGCACTGGAGCTCTACTGATCAGCGTCAGCGTCAGCATCAGCGTCAGCGTCAGCACGGAGAAGATAAGAAGCCTTCTCAGATGCTTTATCGGGAAGCACCATAATGCCTGTGCGGCCGTAGCGAGGGAAAGGAGCCTTTGTAGTTGATGCAATGCCTGTGGCAATCCAGGTATCCAGAGATTCCTTCGTCATTTTATAACCAGGTTCTGATGTCGGAATTCCAACTTTCTTAAGTTTTGTTAAGATGTCAACGGCCTCGGCAACACGGTC